ACTTTTCTAGTAATATTCTTTTTTGATCTTGAAATGCTTTGACAAATTCTGCACGTTCTAGTGCGGCTGAAAGTCTTTCATCCATAAACTACTCCATATTATAGACATATTATATGTTCTTTTGGGAGATTTGTCAAGTATTAACTGCCTGCAAAATTGCTGTGTCTTACGATTGTAGGAGCATTTACGTCTACATAAACACCACTTGCACGTACAAATCCTATTTGATGTGTAAGATTACCTTGTACGTATTCATCAATAGGTACAACACCTTTAGCAGTGCTTGTACTACCAGTATCAGCTTCATTCATCCATATACGGAATTCTATTACAGTAGCACTAATATTTCTTGCCCTAATGTAATAGTTGTTATCTGCGTAAACACCACTTCCTGTTTTACGGTAAAGTTGTTGTTCACTATTTGTAAGTTGATAATTTCCTATTGCTGATCCTGTACCACTGTTGTCACTTGCTGTACTATTATAGTTAAAACTTACTGTACCAGAATTACTCAACATTGTTGCCCAGTCATTAGTTTTGTTAATGTTTCCACCTGATGCTGTACTAACAAGATTTACTTCAAATGTTATGCTACCGCCACTGTTAAAAAAGTGTCTACGTGTATCTTCACTTGTGAACGTAGCTCTGTAATATCCATTTAGGTTTGTATTCCATTGAGCTGTACGGGTTAGAGTTGCTACATTATTATTAGAAGTACTTTGTGTAGGATGAAGTGCAAATCTTTGAGGATCTGCTTCAACAAGTGCCATAAAATCTATATAGTCTTGCCATCCTTTAAGTACGCCGTTAGGATTATCACTTGTGTCCCATGCAATTAAATCTTCAACAGCAGGAATCGCCAAAGAACCTGCAGGAGATGAATTAGCTTGGTGTCTATAAATTTTGTCAAAATCTGTGTATAGTGCGTTTAGATCATTGGCATAAATTATATCGTCTACAGCAACATTATTACTTGCTGTAGTTTCGCCATATCCTTCGGTGCCGCTACCATTTCCTAAGATAGCTTCTACCCTATTTTGGACTGCATTATAATTGTTGGCTGTGATAATATCACCGACTGCCATATTTTAATCTCCATACTTTGCCTATAAGGCATTAGTTATTGCAAAAGCAGGCAATGCAACATCTACATACAACCCGCTTGCTCTTACATATCCAACTTGTGCTTTTAGAACTCCTTGAACTGGTTCGTCAATTTTGTAACCACCAGGATTATGATCATAGTAGTAAAATCTAATAGCAATAGTTTTTGCATCAGGTGCTTTTGCTTCGATAATATAATTATTATTTCCGTAAACGCCTGTTGCACTTCTTCTGTAAATTTCTTGGTATGAAGTAGTTAAATCATAATTTCCAATCGCAGATGGTGTACCTTGTCCAGTAGTGCTAGTTGTATCATAATTAATACTGACAGTGCCTGCTGTTGCAAGGATATTTGCCCAGTCTTGGCTTTTAGCAACACTATCACCTGAAACTGGTGTGTTACTTAATGCACTTATCATGGTTAAAGACCCGCCTGCATTAAAAAAATGCCTTCTATGATCTGCATCATCAAATGTCATAGTAATTTCAGTATCAATTGGAGCTCTCCATTGATTTCTTCTTTCGGCAATTTTTGCGGCATTATCGTCACTACTTTGTGCAACTGCTAATTTAAATCTTTCTGCAGGTGATTCAATTACTGTAATAAAATCTTCATAGTCTGCAAACCCTTTTAAAACATCACCGTCACTTGTATCTTCTGCAATGGTGTCACCAATTGCTACTGTTGCAATGCTGTTTGGCACTGCACCGATTTGATGTATTTTAATTTTATTAAGATCTGTAAAAAGATTGTTAATGTCTTGTGCAGTTACTCTTAAACCGCTTGATACTTGCTGGCTTGTTACTTCTTGTCCGTAACCTTCATTACCTGAACCGTTACCTAAAACTGCGGCAACTCTACCTTGAGCATTGTTGTATCTTGCAGATGTTATAATGTCGTTTACTGCCATTACTTCACTTCCTATTATGTGCGTGTTTTAAATATTTATACTTTTAACACACACTCGATTAACTTTTCGCCGTCGTCATTACTTGACTCTAGTGCAACTCCAACCAATCCATTACTTGAAATAGTAGAAGCAACACCATCCTGCCATGCGTAAACAGCCTGTCCTTTAGATACAGGACCTGTTACTCTTACAGGAACACGACCTTTTAAAGCAATAGGGTGTCCATCTGATTCTGCATTCATTAAATATGCAGGTTTATCTGAAATAACTCCAATAGCAAAATCACTTACTTTTGCCGCTCTTGTTTCTGCTTCTCCTCCAACAGCCATTACTGTACCTACTGGATATTCTTTGTCTGTTGTGTATTTTTCTGCTAAATCAGCATACTGAGCTTGAATAGCAGTTCCTCTGAAAAAGTTTGCAAAAATATCACCTGAATTGTCTCTTAGTGCAGTAGTATTTGCTGTAGCACTAGTATCACCAGCATAAGATGCACTGTTGTATAAAATAGCAGTAGCTGATGTTGCATTTCCTCTTAAATTGTCAGCCCACACATCGCTCCATTTTGCTGTGCTTGAACCAAGTGTATATGTGCTTGTAGATCCAGGATTAATTCCTGTTGATTGTACAATAGCACTTGTAATTTGTGTACTGTTTGCGTTACTTGTTTTTAATTTTATTACATTGTTAACACCAACTTCGTTTGCAACCACACCTTGGTTACCGTTTTCAATGTATAAGTGTAAATCATTTTGATCACCTATAGTTATTCCGCTATCTGGAAAACGCACTGTTGTTGAAAATGTTGTTGGTTGTCCTGGAACTGTTTGCACAAAAGAACTTGCATCAATTCCGTTTAATTTTAATGCGTTACTTGAAGTACCCCAATAATAATGATTAGTAGTTGTAACACCGTTTGTTGCCGCTTGGGTGTTTACCAATGTTGTACCTTTTTTGATTACATCAAATCCAGTAATTGCGTTTGCAGGATCAGTTGAATCAATAGTAAATTCTTGTGAGCTAATTGTAAAAATAACTTCGTCATCAATGGTTGCGGCAATAATACTGTGGTTGACAGATTGCGTATCACGAACTGTACGTGATTGCATCTGTGTTAAACCTGTTCCTGTACCTTGCGGACCTACTAAAATAAAACTACTTCCGTTATATGTGTAAAGTTGGTTGTTTCCTGAATCCCACCAAAAATCACCAGTAGTTAAACCTGTTGGTTGAGTAGTAGCAACTTCTGCGCCACCTGTAGTTTTAAATTTACTACCATCATAAAATTTAATTTTATTTGTGGCTTGATCGTGCCATATTTGTCCGCTTACTGGTTTAGGTGGTTGAGATGTTCCGGAAAAATTTTCTAACAAAAACAAAAAGTTTTCGTTTTGTATTTCACCGTACCCAGCATAATTTTTACCAACAAACGTTAAATCTGTTGTTGTGTCTATTGTACCATCTTGAACAACTACTAATGTTGCTCCGCTATATTTGTTTATCGTATATGCCATGTTTCAACCTTTACATTTAATATATTTATCTTAAACACTTGACACTAGATCCTGACTAAATGTCCAAGCGCCACTGCTTGTTACATATTCTTTTAAAGCTCTTGTTATAGTTACACTAACTGTACCTGTTGCGCTTCCAAAAGCTACATCTTGAAGCACAGATTCATTCTGTACACCAGCTGAATCTACAGCAATGAATGATTTTGTTGTTACAGCGGTAATATCAATATTACTTACTGTTGCACCTGCAAGTGATGTACAGTGTATTCTTGCTATTGTGCCGTTTGCCGCAACTGATGATGCCGGAACAAGATCTTCAAGAACAAGACCGATCTGTGTGTCATTAAGTCCTGTTGCATCCATACTGAATGATATCGCGGCCGCCGCAATTTGTTCATCAACGTAAACTTTAGAAGCCGCATCAGTATCTGCACTAGGCACACCTAGTCCTGTAATTTTATTATTATTTGTTAGGTCTAAATTACCTGCTAGTGTTAAGTTTAAGCCACCGCCTGTAGTTGTAATTGTATTACCGTCTATGGAAACGTTGTCAACTGCTAAACTTGTAAGAGTACCAATGCTAGATAAACCGTTTGCACTTGTAACACCAGTACCTAATGCTGTTGCACTTAATACGTCATTACCATCTATTTTGTATGTGTTTCCACTTGTTAAGTTTGCATTTACATTGCTTGTCCATGAATTTGTAGCTTGTATCCAAGTCCATTTTTTATCATTACCTGTTACCCTTACAACCATACCTGCATCATCTGCCGCAGTATCAGTTACAAGTGTACTATCATCTGTAATTGCAAGTTCTATTTGTTTATCTTGAATTCTTAAATTATTAACATCTATACTTGCTTGTGTGCCTTCAACAAGTAAATTACCTGTGATTCTTAAATCGCCTGAGACATCTAAAGTATAATCTGGATTAGATTTAAAGACGCCAACTCTTTGATTTTGTGCATCAATATAAATTGCATCAACTTGACCTGCACCAGAACCACTTGATGTAACTCTAAATATTACGTTTTCATCTAGTAATTGATTTGAATAAACAAAGTCAGCACCTAATGGACTAATAACTGTGTTAGCATTTGGACCAATAGTAATACCTGCACTGTTGGATACTGTTAAACTTCCTGATATAATACTATTCGTACTTGTTGTAAGGAAATCATCTGCAACAACTCTTTGCCCACTTGATGTAAGAAGTGCTTTTGCAATGTCAGCAGTTCCTTCGTATATAAAATCAGAAGATACAATGTTGATACCTTTTTTAATATTTCCTGTAATACCAGCTATCTCAAAACCAACAGCAGGTGTAAATTCTAAGTTACTAATTACTGCAACTCTTTCTGTTCCAGTTGAAGCGTTTCCTATGTATAAACTAGCTACAGTTCTTGTTCTGTCTTGTACATCTCTGAGTGTTTCTACTTTGAATCCTGTTAGCCCTTGATCTTTTGTATACAACGGACCTGCTAGTACTGGAGTACCTTCACCATCATAAAAATATATTTGATCATTAAGGTTGTCTATCCATAAATCACCAGCTACCATATTAGGTTCTGTTTTTTGAACGAAAGGTCCACCAACTGCTTTAAATGTTTGGCCTTCATAAACTTTTAATCTTGCTTGTGTAGTATCCCACCAAAGTTGCCCAGTAATAGGATTGCTTGGAGCATTTGTATTACTAAAGTTTTCTAAAAGTTTTATATAGTTTTCATTTAGATATTCACCAAAACCTGTGTAGTTTCTCCCTACTAAAGTTAATGAAGTACTACTTGTATCAATAGTACCGTCAATTAAATCAACAAGTAATGATCCATCTGTTTTATTAAGTTTATAAGCCATTAAACATTCCCAGTATAAATTATATAATTCAAACTCATAAATGGATTCATTATATCCACTGCTTGACCTGTAGTTCCTGCAACACTACCACTTGATGTTGCCGCTTGTCCAGCATTTTGTCCTGTAGGTGCATCAAATACAATTGATTCTGCAGGACTTCCTGGACCTTTTGCCGCATCTAGTATAGTGTAAAATTGTGTTTTATTACCATCTGGACCAATTTGTAAATCGTGTTCGTGATCTGGTATTTGATTTGCACTAAGCGTTACATCTTCTGTACCGCCAGTATTACCAAGTTCGCTACCTCTAAGTCCAGTAATCCTATTAGCGGCTGTACCTCCCATATCATCAAGACCTGCGATTGTTCTACCACGTAAGTCAGGTAATGCAAATTTAGCAACACCGCCATCACTAACTAGATTTGCTTGTAAATAGTTAAATCCTATTACTTGGAATAGTTTAGGATAATCAATTTGTAGTACTTCACTACCATCACATATAAGCCAATTTAAAGGTGCTGTGGTTCCTGCATACGGTAAAATTACACCTGGTGGATTAGTAGGAACACTTGACAGCAAATCTTCTTGTCTAATTCTATATAGACCAACTTGTCCTTGCGTTCTGTTTAATAAAAATTCATCTGTAGTTGTTGACGCATTCGTAAATGTTTTATTACTAATAAAACTGTTAGATACAGTAGTAACAAAAGTTTTTTGGTTGCCGCCTACTTGTCCGTCAAATGTAAATGCGGGTGCATTTACTTCACCGCTCATAGCAAATGTAGTTGCACTAGAAATTTTATCAGCACTACCTGATCTACCACTTACTTGCCCTGTTACATTACCAATTAAATTTCCTGTAAAGTCTGTAGCATAAATGTTTCTAAATTTGTTACTTGCAGAACCAATTGTATATGTATTAGTTGTGTCTGGCACAATATTTCTTACTTCAGTATCACCGATAATATTTAAAGTACCGCCAATATTTGTATCGCCTGCTATACCTGTGCCACCTTTTACAACTAACGCACCTGTGCCAAAATTTGTACTTGCAGTTGTGCCATCAATTGTAATAGCGTCACTTACCTTTATTTTTCCTGTAACATCTAATGCTTCACTAGGTGCTGTATTGTTAATACCAATATTAGTTGTACTGTCTACACGCATTACAGTTTTAATTTGGCCTTCATTGTTTACACGAATGTCTAATGAACTGCCACTAGTATTGTGTGTAATAATACCTGCTTGTCCTTCAACACCTATTGACAATTGGTTACCACTACCAACTAACATACCGTCATCAGTTCTAATTCTTAATTGTTCTGTTGTAGTACTAGCTACATCTCCTCTTAAAAAATTAGAGGCTTCAATTTTTGTCCCATTTACAATTAGGCTTTCTGCTTGTTCTGCAGGTCCATAAAACTTAGGTGTACCTGCACCAGTTATATCTGCAACGCTTAAATTAACTCCTGGATTAATTTGGTTAAATCCATTAATTTGTGCTTTTGGTGTAAATGTATCACTGGCAATAATAGCAACAGGTAATTGATTTATTTCAACAAGTAATGCTGTGTAATCAATATTATCTTGGCCTTGGATTACTGTTGCACTAACACCTGTGCTCAAACCTCCTGCATATTCTGGACCTACTAATGTCCAGCCCGAACCTGTATACAAATATAATTGTTGGTTGTCTGTATCGACCCAAAGATCACCTGTTAAACTGTTAGATGCCTCAGGAGCTGTACTTGCTTTTTTCAAACCACCACTTGCTATCCATTGTGTTCCATCATAAACTTTTAATTGTTCACTGCCTGGTGTTGTGTCATACCATAACTGTCCTTCAACCGGATTAGCAGGAGCAGATGCGTTAGCAAAATTTTCTAAAAGTTTTAGAAAGTTTTGATTAAATTCAACACCATAACTTGTTGTGTTTCTACCTACTAAACTTAAACTTGTTTGGTTGTTAATATCATTATCTTCAACAGTTATACTGCCTTTGTTTGTAACGTCAGTGAAATTAATTGTATATGGCATCTATTACACTCCTGACAAACTTTGTACTCTAACTGTATAATCTATTTGTACTAATCTGTTTAAAGATTTTTGTACTGGATGAAAAATTACATGTGTAATTAATCTACCTGTACCTGACGGATTATAACTTTTTAAACCTAGCTCATCAAAAACATATAGTGCTTCGTTACTGTTTGACGTATCAAAAGCATCTTGTCCTTGTGGCTCTCCGTAGTCGAGTAAACATGTAACAACAATGTCAGTATAGTTTGTTCCGCTAACATGACGTGTTTCTATTTTATTTCTAACTGGATCTGTGTTACTTGTACTTCTATCGTCTACAACTTTTGTGAATGTTTGATTATATAAACTAGCATTAGTTCCTGTTGAGTTTGGTGTAAGATATGTAATAATACCTGTTGGATCAACGCTTGTGCCGCCGTTACCAAAGCTCATTTCATATATCATACCTTGGCCTTGGTTTGCAAGGCTTTCAGCAAGAGCAATACTCATATTTTCATAGTGAATAGCATTTCGCTTATCAACATACACTTCACCTGTATTAGGATCATGTATTTTGATGTGTCCTTTAACTACTACTCCTGATTTGTCTTTAATGTCCGTCATGTTGTCTTTCCTGCTACTGTATTTATTAATTTGGCAACTCCGTCGTTCTAGCACGAATAAAGTTTGCTATGTCATTGTCTGCATCTGCTAAACTCTCGCCTAAATTTGTCCAAGTTTTACCAATACGTCTAATAACCACTATTTTTTGTCCATCAGTTGGAGTTTCTGCAAGTTGTATTGTATTACCGTTAAGTGTAAACTCTGCATTTGCTGTTATATCTCCTTCTGGGCTATCTTGATCTACAAATCTTGTTACAAAATTACCTTGGGCATCTTTTGTATCAGTTTGGTAAACACTAATAGCACTTTTACGTAATCTACGTCCTGCTACAAAAACTTCAAATAAATCTGCTGTAATTTCAGCTACAGTTTTAGTAGATCCCGAATCTTGTTTGTACTGTGTTGCAATAGCTGAAGCATCAAAATCTAATTCATATGTGCTTGCAACGCCATCTGCTGTGAAAATTTGAGTAATTGTTTCATCTCTGTAGGGGATATTTTCGCTTGGTCCTTGTTCAATAACTTCTGTTCCTGTAGTTAAAAGTGTATTAACACCAGTACCTAGTGTACCTCTACGTATTTGACGTAAACTATTACCCTGTTTCACAAAATATTCTATTCTTTCACCATTTATAAACACTACACCAGGTATTTTGCTTGCTTTACTAGGAGCATTCAAACCTGTTGCATCAACAAGATCTATTTTTGTATCAAACCAATTTAAATCACTTGCTAGTTTGTACTTAGTATTATCATCAATGCGTTTGTAGTGAACGCGATTCAATATATCTTTAAATTCTCTAAATCCAAACTTGACTGTTAATTTTTCCTGACTCCATTCAATATATTCTATAGTATCATTTGCACTGATATTTTTTAATATTTTAATATAATATGGATCATCTGTAGTTCTGTAATCAACATTTGCTACTAATCTATCACCATTTAAGAAAACCCAAACATCTTGTGCATGAGACGCTTCTTTTCTTAATTTTATAATGCCATTTGCAAGGCTTACATAGTCTGCGAATGCTTGTGTACCTCCAACAAGAGTTTTTCTTGTTAAGAAATCATATTTTGTTCTAGTTAAGTTTTGAATATCATGATTACTAAACATTTGCACTTCAACTGTTGATCCTAGTACAGGTGCTGTGTCAAAGTAAACTTTGTCTCTAGTTGATATAAATCTTTGTGTGCTTGTTTCATCTGTACCTACATATCCAAATGCATATTCACCATCTGCCATTAGGAATATTTCTAGTTTGTCTCCAACTACTCCTATTCCTTGTGTAAGTGTAATACTGTTTGCTGTACTATTCCATCTATAATCAATTGCTTTGCGTAATAATTCATCGTTTAGATATACTTCAACTTCACTTGTTTTCACGCTGTTAGAATAGTATTGCCAATCTTCTATGAAGTATTCTCTTTCGTTTGCTTCGATTAACATTTCTATATTATATCCTGCTTGAAGTATAACATCATTAACACTTACTATTGTGTTATGTTGAGTAGGTAATCCACCAATAGAATCTGTTTGTATATCAAATACTGTTGTACTACCGTCACCAACAAAAGTATGAGTAGTTGTAGAACTATATGACTTATTACTTCCGTAGAAAATACCGTAGTCTACTACTTGTCCTATCTGAGGTGCAACATTAAATTCTATACCAATTAATCCATCATCTGTTTTATAAAGCTGACTTGATATTTCTACACCATTTATATTTGCAAAGTGTGTGGCATTATCTGTCCAAATTGCATTTGTAACAAAAGTATTAGTGCTTCCGTCTGCTACAAATTTATCAATGTCGAGAATTTTCTCTCCACTGTTACCCATAGTAACAATGTTAAGAACTTTACCAGCTGTAGGTATAGTGTCAAACGTTAATGTATCATTTACCCAATCAATAGTATAATCTACTTTTTTAATTGTAGCATTATCTAATTTGACCCACACAGCATCTATACTATTAGGATGCTGACCTAGATCAAATGTTCCGTTGACTCCATCAGTAGTCCAAAACTTACTAATTATTTCGCTTGCACCATCATCTGGTCTATGATAAACTTGAATATCTACAGTATCTGCAATTCTACCCGGAACTAGTTCTTCAGGTCCTGTAGTTGTCATAGGAGTAATAAAATTATCTCCGTCTACAATTATTTCTGCCGCATCTATACCTTTTGCATTATTATATGATAATGCTCCTCCTGATAGTTGCGTGTCGTAACTTGCACTATCTGGCTTAAAGCTACCATCACTTGTAACTTTTCTTAAAATGAACACATCACCATTTGTGCTTGGTATTACAAGATCATCTAAATTAAGTGTTGTTTGCTGACCGTCTCCTGTAATACTACGCATTATAGCATTTGGATTTGCACCTCTGGAACTATCATGTAGGTAATTAGGATCATCAATTCGTACATTATTTTTGTATACATTATATACAACACCATTTTCTAAAGGATTATCCCAACTAAATTCTACTGTTGATCCATCTAGCTGAACTATGATATCTTCATATGTATTATCGTAAATATCATATGGTACTGTTCCATAACCGTCTACTTCAAAGCCACCGCTACCTTTAAAATCGAAGCTCTTAACTTCGACACCACCAAAATCAACACCTTCCATTAACTGTGTAATGTCCTTGCCAAGCATGCCTGAGGTAGGTGCATAGTACATTTCAATTCTATCTTGGGCTGTTAATAAATTAGGTGATAGTTCATAATCTACTTTTACGACTGTGCCTAACTTAGGCGCATCAGTAAATATAATTCTTCCCTTTTCTCTTGTATATGTTTTTGTTTTATCTATATAATTTTCAAAAGTATATTCGCTTCTTAGTGATTCTACTCCATTTAGATAAACTTTAACTTTAGCACCATTTAAATTCATAGGCCATTTTAAATTAAACACACTAGTAACTGCTGTTCCTGTAAATGTTTCTGATTTTTTAACTTCTAGTATGTAAGGAGTTCCGCTAACTCTGTCAAATTTAGTAATTACATGCATTGCTCTTACTTTACCATTGCCAAGAACTGCACTTGCTGAACCAAACTCGCCGCCATCAGATACTGAACCGTTTAATACTACGTCAGGTATACTTGTATAACCGCTACCAGGAGTTAATATTTCAATTTTGCTCAACTTGCTATTACTTAGGTATGCTTTTGCAGTGGCACCTGATCCGCCGCCTCCTTCAATAGTAACTTTAGGAGGTAATACATATAAATTTCCAGTTTTACCTATTGTTATTTCTTTAATTTCATAGCCTACATTATCTTTCCACCATTTGTCAGGATACTGATCAATACTATCAGGTAGATTAGTTATTACATTGTTATTAATTTTTGTATTTGTAGGAATAATTTTTTGTTTAATGTAATCATATCTCGGAGGTAAATCAAAATCAGAAATTGTAGTATTTGTAGGTTCTACCTTTTCATAAGAACTTACATACTGTCTAACTTTAGTTTTGTATGGTTTTACTTCGTTGATATAATCTTGGTAACTTTCAATGCTATCATTTTTAAATGTAATTCTTTGGCTTAAATCGCCAACATTGTGTACTGCTTGAATAAAGCTAGTTTTGAATGCCCAATCTATATTAGGTTGTTCTTTAAATGCATATCTTAGGCTTGCTACAAATAACTTGTTGTATTCGTCATTCAGATTGTCAACAAACAAATTGTCTCTCAAAACTTCAAGTATAATACGTGTTTCAGTAACAGGCTGATTGTCATAAAAATTAGTATCAAAAGTGTTACTATCAAATCCAGTTAAATTATTTTCAACATCATACAACCCTGACTTAAATTGTATTGTTGCATTTTGTTTACCAACTACTGCATAATTTACTGTGTAATCTACATTTTGTTGATCGTCTATCTTTTCTAACAACAACCAACCGCCTGTGCCAACACTACTAATTTTTACAATATCACCTACATTGTTTTGTAAGCCATCTAACTGATAGCTGTAGTCTATAAGATCTTTAATTTCAGTAAATGCGTTGAACCCATCTTCGTACCAATCTTTGTATTCCCAAAATAGATTTGTATCAAACCTCTGCGCTACTGTTCTATTCCATTTAGATCCATTGTAATTGTATAAACTCCATTTATTAGAAACTGTATCGTCATTTACAACTAGAACAGTAAAGTTTCTTACTGTAAGTGTAGTAGCAGAATCGTAACCTTCGCCTGGATCTACAATATTAACACTAGTAATTTTACCGACCTCGTCAATTGTTGTTTCTATTATAGCATCTGTACCTATACCATTTACAGTAACGGTTGGTCCTAATCTTGATGTTAATGTTTCTGTGTAACTAGGATCAATATAACCTCTACCAGGATTAGTAATAGCTACAGACACAATTCTACCGTCTATAATTGTAGGTGTTAACTCAGCTGTGATACGCTTTGCTACACCTACAAAAGGTAAATCTTGGAATGTGTCAATTGCTAGGTCATATCTTCTTGATGTAATATTAGGTTGTGGATCACTTTCTCTAAGTCTACTAATGTCAAACTCGTCTACAATAATATTTTTAATTAAAACACCGTTAGCTCTTTCAATTACTTCTTTAAGAGCTTCAGTTCTATTAACAAACATACTTTGTCTTGGTTTGTTATTAATACCATATTTTGCTTTTGCACTTAATCTTGGATCTGGGACTTGTCTATCTTTTCTATCATAACCTATTAGACTATCAAACCATTTTAATTCAATATCTCTATTTGGTCTACTAGAGCCAATTCCGTCTGTTAAGATTTGGTACTCTAAATGTCTATTCTGTTCTTGATTATCTAAAGTGTAATAACTTAAATTCAATGCAACATTGTTTCCTGACAGTAGAGGTTTTACATTAAACAGAGCCATTCTATCTTTACTCTGTAGTGCCGCAAAAGCATAACCTTGTCCTGCTGGATCATTAATTAATTGGCGGACGGCAAATGCAGTTAATTTTCTATTTTCTACACTAGGTAATACCTTTTTGTTTGCTACCCAATAAAAATATTTAGGTTTACTTCTACCTGCGACACTATCCCATACTAGTCTTGTGCTGTAAACTTCGTCACCATATCTACTAATTCCACTTATGCCCCTGTCTAAACCATCATTAGTATCAGCAATCTCATTCCATTCTGCAGGTAATAAATCAGTCATTACCCATTCATAAACATTTACTATACCATTAGGGAATGGTTTGCCCCAATAATTTGTTTGATATTGTATATCATTTTGATAATAGTTATAATATTTAACTGCACCTATATCCCACCATAGTTGTCCTACATGATCTGCACCCCAACTATTTTGTTCATCAACTACAACCGTATCATCTCCTATGCTATAAGTTGCAGGATCATAATATGTTTTGTAACTTATTTCTTGTTCTGCAGGACCTGCAATTTTTCCTTGTACAGGATCAATAAAGTCTAGTGATTGTACTAGAGTATTAGTTTCAGTATTGTAAAGGAATAAGTTTTTAATATTTGGAATATCAATTTGATCAATTGGTGATCTATGTGTGTTCCATGCTTTGCTTCCTATTGGTTTTCTAAAGTCTACAATAATACCTTGATAAGTTGCTAAATCTGTCATTTCTGGAATAGCAGTATAAACATGATTTTGTTTTACAAGCAGATTTTTACCAAATTGTATTGCGTTAGGATCATCAAATATAAACTGTTCAGAATAAATTAAACTTTTGTTTATTCTTTCGTACATAAAAATTACGCCAGCGTCAATATTAGATGCTTTCTTAAATTTTGTAAACCCATCATCAAAAGTTGTAGTATCATTGTCAAAAGTATTAGGTATTTCAATATCACCATTTAATGATGTTACTGCAAGCTGATTACCGTCAAAGTTAATATATGCACCAAAATGTTCTGTTTGTTCATTGTTAGGTGATTTTAAAGTTTGGTTTAAAACAAACTGTTGATTTTGTAATGTGTAAACATATACTACACCTTGATCTCTTTTAATATTATCATTAAAAGTTTCTGATATAGCAATCATTTCACCGTCTGTAGAAATACTTACAGCATCACCAAAGCCGCTTAAATTGCCTGTAGATAAATCTACATATGGTGCTTCTATACTTTGAGAAAGTATATATTGTCCTCCTGGTAATTGTCTATAAACATTTACTATACGTTCTCCTGTACTATCGTTTCCTTGTATGCGAGAACTTACAATCATTACAGAACCATCCGGCGTCTGATCAAAACTCTTAGCAAAATCTCTAATTCCAAATTCTGGATCGAATGTTTCTTCACCTACAAATGCATTTAAAGGAGTATTTGGAATATATCCAACATGACTAATTCCAATATCTAATGCTGTCCAATCAGCTTGTATAAATGCACTTCCGCTTGCAATGTTTCTAAGAGCTTGATATGGTTTTCCTAAATATTCTACAATTTCATTTTGTTTATAGAATGTTTGTGAATCAAACTCTCCTCTAAATAAAGGATTAATATCTAAATTAAAATCAAAAGTATTTGCATCTGTATCAGTGCCATGTTTAATAAAATGTATACTACCTGCATTATTGGAAGTATTGTTACCATTGCTTGCTACTGAAATTCTATAAATTCCACCATCTTTTGAAAAACTAATTTCATCGCCCAGTCTCTTGTAGTTTTGTCTTTCTGGCACAGTATAACTATTATAAACTTGGTACTGTCCGGTGTTACTTATATCATATACAGTAAACATACCTTCTTCTGTTAAGCCACTCACTGTTGTACCAGGACCGTCTTTAACAATTAGGTTGTTTACAAGATTCCAGTCGTTATTATTTGAGGAAGGAATATTTGGATCCCTTGGAATACCCTGTAGTGTGTCTACATCATAGAAGAAGTATTCAAAATTAGTAAGTTGAGATTGAGCAACGTTTGCAAAATTACTGTCCTCTTCTATAACAATAATTTTACCAACCAACGAACCAGCAATGCTTACTTGCTTAATTTCACCTATAGGTCTTGCGTTTGCCCTAATTCGAAGTATGTTTGCAGTTGTTCCAAAATTATCACCAACACTCCATGTACCTGTGACATTTTTAACATAGATTCTTACATCGTTAAATTGTCGTTTGTAAAACGCAACTTCTGCTTCAGCACCTGTAACACTGTCTCTAACTGTATCGCCTATTACTAATTCAAATGGTAACTGTTGTCCGCCAACATTTTGGAACTGTGTGAATTCAAAATCAATATAACCATCCCATAAATCACTTACTGTATGCTCTTTGTTAATTAATGTTCTGTCAATTGCTGTATCAGTGAAATCAGTATTAATTACATCTACATCCATATAAAATTTATCACCATTGCTTAGTGTAGATGTAAATGTAGCTGGTCCTCTTACAGTCCATAGAGGAGATGGATAAACTGCAAAGTTGTTGTTTGGATCTCCTTCGTATGTAAGTGTTTCCATAAATGATGCTTGTTCATTTAAAGTAACTGGCAAAAGTAGTTGTGTTTGATTGTTTTGAGCTGTAACTTCTGTAGGTGTAATGTTGTAATAAAAGTTAGGTGTTGTTCTTCCACTTGCGGCAGTCAATATATCAACATACACTAATCCATGACCCGGATCTGTAAACACGTTTGAACTATCGTTACTTGTAGTATATGTTGGTGTATCTATCCACCAATAACCACCAAGGACATTTGTATTATCTTGGAAGTCTTCACTAAAGTCTCCTATGCGTAAATTGCCTACAAACAAAGTACCAGATTGTTCAAAAGTACCATTTACATTTGAAACATAAATTGTTAATGTTTCAATATTATTTGCAACATGAACTATTTCACCACTTGCAACTGCACTTGATATAGTTTCACCAACTGACGGTAAGTTAACGTAGTTTTGTACTACTAAGACGTTATCAACTTTCTTTTGTATGGTGTGCTGATCACTTATTACACCGTCTGTGATAGCTGGAAATTCTCCATTAAAAGGTTGTACATCAACATTGTATCCTTCAGGATGAACATAGCTAAAGTTATTCCAATTAAGAACTAATGTATCTCCAACAGCTGAAGCATTATAAGCTGTATATGGTGCTCTTACAAGTACATGGCTTGTTTGCTGATTGTTTAATTTGTAATCACCCGCTTGTAGTAAATTAACTAAACTACTATCAGATTGAGACACAATGTTTACAAAACTATCAAAACTAGAAAATTCAATAGCACTGGTGCTAGGATCAATTGCCTGAATTGCTTCAAATAAGTTTGGTCCGTATTTTACAATTTGTCTTTTATTATAAGCTCTTGAAGGATTAAACTCTCCTTGATAAAAAGAATAAACACTTGATGCTTTTGGTGAACCTACTACAACATACAATCCATCTGGACTTACTGCAACACTTTCTCCAAATTGTGGTGCAACACTAGTATTTCCTATTACGCTAATAGGTGCATCTAAAATTTGATCTAGTACAAAATTTGTGCTGTCGCTTGCACGTTTGTAAATATGGACTTGTCCATTACCTTTGTATGGAATACCAACTGCCATAACTGTATTAGATTCATTGACGCTTATACTGTGCCCAAAGCCGTGGAAGGAACTATCAAGTTCTATAGAACTTAATATTTTTTGGTGCTCGTTATAAACTTTATTATTTTTTAGTACAGTCCACTTATTATTGTCATCATTGTCTACCCAAATTATTTCATTTTGCTTTAAACTTGATGTTACATTGTCATTTGCACTTTGTAAATCTGCTTCTCGCTGACTTGTAAAAAATGATATTGTTCCTTGAGGATTTGCATCATCATAATTACTATAATCATCTTTGGTAGTTGTAAACTCAATTATATTATTATAAACTTTTGTTGCTTTATAAAAACCATCCATATTTGTATAGGTAGTGGTATTCATATTTGTAATACCAAATATATCACCTACGCTTATATCTCTGACTGTTTCATTTAAAGTAATTGTTATGACACTATTATTATTGTTAAAGCCAACTATTCTCAGTGAGCTTTCTGTATGTTGTAAAACATCCCATGTTTGGTTGTTAGTGGCTACCCAGATATAAGCATGTTTGTCTATATCAGTAATGTTAAAATCTAATATACCGTCTTTAGTGGTAACTGCACGGTTGACATCTTGTCCTGTTACATATCCTACTGTTTTTACAAAAAAATCATCGTTGTATTTTGTAGGTAATTTGTTTGTGTCATATCCTGTTGGTTTTAAAAATACATCATAGTTTGGTATTCTGTAAACAAGATCAGTTTTTCCTACTGGAACATTATCTACTAGTTCAATTGTTTGCGGCTCAACTTTAAATTGATTTTCGTCTAGTTGCCATTCAATTTCATCATAATTATCTGTAGCACCATAACTACCTGTTTTGATTGCCCATTCTTCGTTAAAATCTACACTTTCTTTGTTTGCACTAGCCAAACTATCAAATAGTTTATCAATACTATTACGTGTACCTTTGTCTTGTATAAATCCTTGGTAGAATTTAAACTGGCTTACATCATCATTTATTATGTTTTCTAAATACTGTCTTTTTTGGTAGCCAGTTAAATGTTGAGCAAGTTTTTGTTGCTCTACATCGAAATTATCACTTTCTAATTCATAAAAATCTGTAAACTGATTAACTCTATAATCAAAGTTTGTAAGTAATTTAGGAGTAGGTTTAGAATCTAATTTATTCCATTTATTAGCAACAAATTTTTCAGTACCAGGCACTGTATTTTTTGCAGTATAATAAAATTCTTTATAAAGCACTGTGTCGCCAATAGCATAATCTTTGTATTGTTCCCAATCTGATACTTCAGCTTTATCGTATACGAATCCTGGAATATTTAAACTTCCATCCCAGCCATCGCTTACATAACCTAAAACTCTAATTCTTTCTTGCCTATATCCTGTCACAGGATCATAAATTACATCACCGAACACACTTGTATTATCTAAAAGTGCCACATGTTCTATTTGAACTAAGGGTAGTTCAACAAAGTACACTCCGTCTGCGGTGTTTACTAATGTTATATTGAAGTCATTACCAGATCTTGCTAATCTTGTAAATTCTCCTTTAAGTTGTTCACCACCTGCATTTTGCATTTTATTTTCATAAAATTTGTTTTGAAGATCATCGACTACATTGTATTCTCTTTTAAAATTAATTTGATTAGCACTAGGACTTAGTGTTAAAACAGTACCCGGTGCCCATCCTTGAGTGGTCCAATACATAAATTCTTTAGTGCTTAATTTCCAATCTTCTACAGTTTGAGATTCTTGGTTGTAATAATCAAAAGTGAATCCTTGTGTTTCTAAATAGTTTCCGTAACCTAAAAGAAAATCAACAACTTCTTGTGTAGTATTAAAAACATGACCATAAGGAAGAGTTTCTACATCTGTATCAAAGGCAGTTCTAAATTGAGCAGTTACTCCGCCTCTTGTTGGTATTGTAGGAATTTTGGTATATTTGCTTGGATCAAAAACAGTTGTGCTTGTATGTTCTTCAACTACTTTATAAAAAGTATTTTCATATCTAACATAACTGTCAATAGTATATTTTTTATCAGTATCCCATTCTACAAAACTTTCACTTACTCCTCCAACATTTATGTTAGGGTCATCTACTCTTTGTTTTGCAGGTGTATAGTAAAATAAAGGATCTAATTTGTTATATCCTCTAATAACATATCCATATGATTGTTTTTCTATTATTACGCCGCTATAAGATACAATACTAGTAGGCGAACTTCTGTTTAATGCAACTGTATAATTTTCAAAAGGTAAAAATACGTTACCTTTATTAAACGGAGTTCTGCTGTCTAAAATAAATCTCAATTTATTCTTATCTGTAAATGCGCCTAGTTTAATTCCTAGCTGTAACTTCAATCCTTTTAATTCTGCTTCATATTGATTATTTGTAATTTCACTATTTTTCAAAACATAATTTACAACATAATCTACAAAACCGCTTGTATAAACTCTTGTTACATCGCCATACAAATTACTAAATTCTAAGTTTTCTATTGCAACTGGTTTATTTGTATTTCTGTAAACCCATTGTCCTGCAAGGTTTCTTTTTACAGCTGAAATATCCCAACCTAGTCCCATTACTTTAGAAGGTTGTGATAATAACCATGCTTTTACAATACTAAAAGGATATTCTCCACTTCTTCTCCAAGCAGTTTCTGCAGGGCTTTGATCACCAAACTTAAATCCTTTTCTTGCATAAGACTGTACATAGTCTTTTGCATATCCGCTGGCTAGTGGACTTATTAGATTACCATCTACATCAACAGGAATATGTTTTGAAAGATCTTGTCTAACATATTTTTCATTGTATATTACAGGTTTACCTGGTTCTGCAATTTTTCCTGCTTCTAAATCTTCCCATAGTATTAAGTTATCAGAAGTATACGGAGCAGGACCATACTTTTTCTCCCACCATTTAGGTTTAATACTAAACCCTAGCATTTCCCAAGGTGTAGTATGAGGTGTGTCAGTGTCGTATGCTTCTTTATATACATTTCTCCAGAACCCGTCAATTCTTATTTTGCCAGGGCCTGTCATGTCTGAGTAGTTGTAAGTAAAGCTGTCTGTCTCTAAGAAACTATTATTTGTAGTATAATCTACTCCACCTAGACTTTCTGACCATTTTACAAAGTCTTTTAACAAAATATTGTCTATTTGTTTTTTTGTAAACTTTGTATCTCTGTCTTTTGACGGTACAAAGTCATTTATGTCTAACTTTGTTGTATCATAATTTACTTTACAGTTATTATAGATTCTTCTTTCTAATTCTAATAATAAATTGTCTCTAAAATCATTATATCCTACTGTTTTACTTCCGTCATGTCCAATAATTACTGTTGTAGGTGTTCTATATGAATTATCAATTTCTATTCTAGGCAAAAACTTAGGATATAAACCTAGTTTTGTAGGAGTAGGTGGTACAAAACTTCCGTCTGTACTTTCATACTCAAAAATTTCTATTTTGTCACCTTCTATTTTAGGTGCAGTTATTACAGCAAATCCGTCATTGTTAAATGTGTAATCTATATCATAAGCTAATTGTTGTCCGTTTTTATAAATTAGTACAGATTTATTTGACATTTTTGATAAATCAAATACTTCACTTAAACTAAAAAAGTTATTTTCTTCATCGTATACTGTAAACTCTAATCTTTTATAACCTTGGTAAGGAATCATGTCACTAAAATAAAAAGGATCATTAGTAGTTTTTGTTTTGAATGCTTCCTTTAGTATTCTATCAACATGTTGTCTAACAGGTCCTTCATAACCTAATGTGTCAGCAATTTGTATAAAAGATCTTTTAAATGTTCTATATTCTTTTCTAGCAAAGTCTATAGCTTTTACTATGTTGCCGCCTTGTGTTGTAATATGGTAAAAAGGTAATACAGCAGGGCCTGCATGTTGTAAGAATTTTTTACCAAATTGGTTAACATCTCCTAAGTCACCTAAGTTACTGTTACCGGGAAACTCTCCTTTAAAATCTTTTAAGTCTTCTATCATGCCAAAAACATGATCGTTAATTTCGCCTAAAGTAAATGTTGATAAATCTTTATTTGCACTATTTCTTTCTAGTCCAAACGGAAATTCGTAATGTCCGTTTTGATTTTTAGATGTAGCACTATGAGTTTTAATAATAACTTTTGCTTCGCCTTCAATAGGTGTGTCGAAAGTTACAATAGCTTTTTCATTTTGTTTTGACAAACTCCAGTCATATCTATACTTGTTGTCTACTAATACAGAAATATCTAAGTCTGTTAAAAGACCGCTTTTATCATAAACATCTATCTCAAATGCTTGTGCAGTATCTACGATATTATATTGTGCAACAACTTTTTGCCTTAGGTCATTTTTACCTTTTGTCCAACCATTTTTATATTCAAACGTACTAATATCTGAATACTTACGCAAAAATCCTTCTTTTGTTTTTTTGCTTACTACATTATTATTTTCTTGATATGTAAAAGAGTTTGTAACTAGATCAAAATTAAACGTAATATCTCCTACGTTTTCTAATGCTCTGTAAACTAAAGGAAACCCTAGTTCGACGTCATCGGTGCCTGTACCAACAGCATAAGAAAATAATTTAGTTCCTTCAAATGTTGTTGTGGAATATACAGATGTATCACTAAAACTTACACCGTTTTCGTCAAATAAATCAAAATGCGGTTGTTGATTTAATTTTGTTTTTTCCTGTCCTTTAATCCACTTTGTTCCATTATACCACCAATGTTTTCCTCCGTTTTCAGTTCCTTTTTTAATTAGAACTACATCATTATTTTGTGGATTTGCATTAGTGTCTTCTATAAGAGCAATTTGTGGCACTGTTCTATTATGTGTGATAAACTTAACAAGATATATTTTATTATTAACACGGATATCAGTATCTGCAACAAACAATACACGCATGCCGTCAGTTAAATCTACTCCGTCAATATTATATCCTACACCGCCTTCAATGTCACTAAACACATCTTTACTTTGTGTGTCAATAATATCAATATCGTATGCTTTCGATTGTGTTCCAAAATTATTTAATTTTATACCAGCTTCGAATTCTATAATAGGTCTTTTAGCTCTTTGTGATTGGTCAATATCAACTATATTACCATTTAATTCTGCGGCTTTTTCGATAACACTACGATGGAACCATTTGTTGTTACGTGACCAAGCGTTCCTGTCAGGAGATGCCCTGTTAATTACAATATAATCTTTATTAGCACTGTAACTAGCCGCATTACCATAAGGCAGTCTATCAAAACTTTGTCCATCAAACGGTATAGGAACATCGTCAGCATACGCAAGATTAATTACTAAATCTTGCTCGTTTATTAATTTAATTGAACTACCAACACCTTCTACAATATATTCACCTAACGCAAATTTTGCAGGTGTTACATCTCCTGCAAAATTAATTTTCATTCCGTTTTGTAAATTAAAACCTTTTGCAGTTTTATAAGTTTTTTTACCTAATATTTCTGCTTCTACATCTATTGCTGTTGCTTCGTCTGCATCAGATATTCTAATTATGCCGCCTGCATTGATATTGTTACTATCTACATAATATAATCTATTAGGTGCATCGTTAGGAACAGTAAAAGTAATTGTTCCTTCTTCTATATTATTATTAATTAAAGAATTATCTTCATAGATAAATTCATCATCTAAGTTTCTTTCTGTTCTAATACTGAATTTCATTTCAGGAGTGCTTACCTGAAAATTATAAGTTTGTCCTCTGAATAATTCAATAGTTGCATTTTGTTCTAAATTACTATTAAAAACAAATGCAGGACTAATATCATTTTGAACACTGTTAACTAAAAAAGTAGTTTCTATTTCTGTGCTTTGTCCTACAACTTGTACAGATGCTGGACCGTTTGGTAGCCAAAAGTATTCTCTAAAGTTTACAAGTTTATCCCAATCTACATTAGGATTCCAAGAATAATATTCTGCTTGATTAAGTTTACTATGGTTAGTAACATCACTACCAAAATTTCTTAACTGGTTAATATAATCATTATAATCTTTGTAATAATTTACATTGTCTAATAAATCTTTATTTACAACTACAGGTTCTAATTGATATGTTTCTCTGTCAGAGTTAATATCTTCTACATAATTGTCTGCAACACGAAACGCTTTTGCATCACGTCTGCCGTAATAACCATTTAACTTTACTGCAACACCCGGTTGAGTAATTTGATCTAAAGTTCCATCTAAAAACTTTTCATTTTTTGGAGTACGAAAATACTTAGGAAGAAAGTCTTTTGTTTTTCTTCCTCTTTTGCCGCCAGCTGGTAACGGGCTTTCATTTTGCTTGTTATCGTATGCCATTAGTAACCATAACCTCCACCGGAATTACTATTTGTATCTAAGCCGCCTCCTGTTGAGCCGGATGATATAACACTACCTGAAGATGAACTTTGAACTCCAGTGTTTGCAGTTTCTTGACTTGCGGTTACTACGTTACCTGTTGCTTTTAGTCTGCCTGCTGTAACTGCATCTATAATTTCTACATTATTAACTGTTGCACTGTTTACAAAAATTTCATCAGCTTCTGATTTTATTTCAAACAAACTACCAAATGACTGATCGCTTGCATTTGGTACAATTACAATACTAACAACGTCTGGAGTAAGTTCATTCATAATAAATGTACTCAATTCAGTAAAGTAAAAACTTTCTCCAAATTCCCAATTATCTAAATTAAAGAATGTGTTAATGGCACTAATTACTCTTGATTTTATTTCATTGTCATTTACAACTGTATCAGGATTCTTTACTATTTTAAATGTTGCTTGCAAACTTGTCTCAGCTTTCGATCCAAATAAAGGTTTATATTTTACAGGATGATAAATTACTTCATCACTTATACTTTTTATCTTATCTAATTCTGTACCATAGCTTTGGAACAATTGATCCGCACTTGCAGGAATTGGTTTTTGTGCTATATCTCCTGCTAACCATTGTCTATAAAAAGTATCATAACTTCTTGTTAGCAAATATGTGTCAATAATATTCGAAGCCGCAGGATCAATTCTTTGATTGTAATCAGCACTGTGTAGGTAACGGAATTTAAGTTTATCTCTACCAATGTAACCTCTATAATCTTCAATAATGTTTAAATTTTTCTTGGCATTGTCTAGTTTGTAAAATAATGAAGTTGATCTATCAAAAAATAGTTGTCCAGCATTGTATTGACTATATGCACCTATAGCACTTGTAGAAGCAACAATATTAATGCCTTCTTCTGTAGCGTCTACAAATTTGAAATCCTCAACTTGGTCTGTAGTGATGTATTTTTTAACAAATATATATTTTTCTGCAGGATTAACAGTTTCTGCAACAATGTCTACAAATCCTTCAGGATTATCCACAACACCGTCATCGTCTACATCAAAAAATCCAATTTCTATTTTTTTAGTATCAATATAACCTTCTGCATCTCTATATTCTTTAACCACTTCAAAATCATAACTTCTTGTAAGTGGGCTTGTAGTATCCGGTTTTGGATTGATTTCTAAAACTTCAACTTTATCTTTAATAATTTTTCCTGTCAAATTATCATATGTTTTGTTGGTGCTATCATAAAAGAATTTTATTTCTTTATCACTTTCAAAAACATACGTTAATGTACGATAAGTGATATCATATTTTTCACCATCAGTTTTAAAATATAGTAACCAACTTGCATCTAGATTTTGATTGCTTGTATCACCTGATTTACCTGTGCTAAACGAAGAAACAGTATCTATATTTTGATTTGTAATTAATCGCCAAGTTCTTGTTTCTACATCATATCTTAAACCAAATGTGTTGGTTGCAAACGCTTGGTCAATAATTTGTGTTTTAACTGCATCAATAATTACGTTTGCTAACTTAGGTTTAACTTCTTGAAGGATTGCATCAGTAGGAATAATATCATTTAAAACAATCGGTCCTAATCCGTTGTCTGCTATAATTGTTCCATTACCTGATACACTAATAACTTTTGTCCAAAGATAATCCACTGCACCAGGATGATTGCTTTGACCTGCCATCAAAATGTTTTTCTTATTAGTCATAAAATGATAGCCTTGCGGTGCAACAAATTTTAAGAGTGTTCCCGGTTCTACAAATCTTAAATTGTTTGCAGTAAATGTATTAACAGGATATGCAAACGCATTTGGGTTACTTGCTTCTGGTTGTTGTGTAAAATAACCTGTTGTTCTGTTTGTATCTGCTGTGCTTGATACCCATGAAGCGTCTAAATCAGACGTTAAAATTTTTGTAAAGTTTGCAAGATAATAATTTTGTATTTTTCTATCTCTTATAATAGGTTCAATTACATTAGTTATTGCACTCTCGATATCAGTTTGTGTAATAAAATCAAAACTTGTTCTTAGATCTTTTGTTTGCTTATAGATAACACCGTCGTTTGCATACAAGTTTGTGCTACTGTATTTTCCTGTTGTATCTTTTAGATCAAAATATCTACTTATTCCACTAGCATTTCTGTTAACACTTTTTACTTTTACTATTTCTTGGCTTATACCTAATGGTGCAACATTATAATCTTCTGCTGTTATCATTCTATTTTGTGTATAAAATGTTGCAGGTGCATTTGCTTTTATACTTGCATTTGTTTCACTTACACTAGCATTAGATACTGTATTATTTAAACTTGCAGTAATTGTTAACGTTTCAGGTATACCTGTTTTGCTTAGATAGGGAATTAAAATCCTTATGTTTTGCATTTCTTCAGGTTTAATTGTGTATCTTTGATTTGCGCCTGTTCTATAAACAGCTTTAAATCTTCCTTTTGGCAGATTTCCAAAAACACCATCACTAAAAACTAAACTAATCCTATCTTGAATTCTTGTTTTGACAGCAAATAAATTTCTTATATTTTTATTAATACTATTATAAATGACATTGTTACCTTCAACTGCATCTACTTTAGTCCATTCTGCAACTTCTTGTCCTGTATCGTCTAGCTCAAACAACCAAACATCTTTATCGTTAATGTTGATTGCATCAATATCAATAATTTGATTTGTAGTTGGATTTGTTACTGCAAACTCTCCTTCGTCGAGTGTTCCTTGTTTAAACTGTAAGAAGAATCCTGTATTAGTACTTGCTGGTCCTTGATTGTCATCTTTGTACAAACATGCTAGACTGTTACCAACAATAGGAAGTTCTTCAGACACTGTACCAGATTCTAAATCACTACTAACAACTTCAAATGGTAGTGTTTGTCCTTGCACTGTAGAACTGTATGTATAGATAGGTCTATCTGTGTTTAGAGCATTAAATCTATATTGATAGTGCGGTATGCTTGCTACTGTTTCAATTTTTAATGGTTTGCCAAATTGATTTTGTCCTCCCAAACAAGCATTCATTACTTTAATAAATTGTTCATACCAATCAGGATTACTTGGATCATTCCAATTAATTCTTTGTCCTGCAAGGTTAAAATTATTACTGTCTAGTACATCTTCACTTGTATTAATACTATCAATTTTTAACATGCCAGTCGCTGATTGATTTCTTTTAGGATTATAAGACAATAGTCTTGCTAGACGTAGTACGCTTTCGCGACGTTCTGCTAATTCAAGGAAGTTTTCTCTAGCATTTAAATCAACACGGAAACTTATATTTTGTCCTAGGAATGCAATTAGATCAATTAGTGCTAGGTATTCTGAACTTTCAATATAATCATTAAAATCCTCAGGATAATTTTGTCTGAGGTAGTTTATCATTGTTCTGCGTAAATTGTCAAAGTCATAACTTTGAAAATCTGCGTTCTTAAAACTTTGATATATGCGTTTCCAATCTTCGGCAACCAATAATCGATTTTGTCTGTCTGTTGATGACATATTACATTCCTTAGTTAACTATTGTATTTATTTGAGATTGTAAAGTGCGTATATTATTTTGTTAGATAAGTCCGTTGTTTTCGTCAAAATCTAGACGCATTTTTTCGGAAATATTGTAGGGCAAATATGTTAGATCAACTTCAATTTGTATTCCACTCTCATATGTTGATACTGATATGCCATTGACCTGTAATCTAGGGTCATAATTTACTATATTTGTTACATTCTCTGCAATAGCTTTTTTTAAATCATCTGTAAATGGTTCGTACAAAGCGTCCCATATAATAGTACCAAATTCAGGATTTTCTAATTTTTCACCTTGACGTATATGAAAATGGTTAATCAAGTCCTGTTTGATTAGAGCAAGATCATAAAGTGTAGTACTTTTTTGTGCAGGATTTACTGTTGAAAGCCCTCTATATGCTTTGCTAGACACAACAGGTTTTGGCCTATTTGTGTTACTATTAACAGCAATTCTTTTGTATAAATTTTTTTCTATAGTGCTCATACTGTATTTATTGTCCTATGTTTACAAAACTTGCGCCGCTTGTTATTTTGTCATTATCACATGCATCGTTTTTCCTTGCTACATATGCACCCACGATCTTTACAACTGAACTACTTCCTGCTATAGCCGCAGTGTGGTCTGGGCAAGGTGGATTAGGTGGTGCAGGATGAGATACTGTCAAGTCGCCTTTTCTACACACAAGTTCTCCTTGTATTTTTACAAATGTTTGACTAGGTGCATCAAGTGTTGTAGTACCTGTACAACTATGTCCTGTGCTTACTGTATCTCCTTGTCTTGCTACTTCTGGCATTATACTGTTGTATCCTCTGATCCTGTAGTTGTTACTGCTGTTGATCCATCAATTGGAACATCTGCTTCGGCAGGTAAACTCCAGTTTCTTTTTACACTTCTCACATATTGACTGTTGCTGTTAAATCTATAATTTGATACTTTTGCATCATTGCCTTGGTTTCCACCTAAAACTTTTATTACACCATTGCTTGTAATTTCTTGAATAAATCCTATGTGTCCTCCGCTACGTGTTTTTGATTTGAATATTACAACGTCCCATTTACGTATTTTTCCTGTGTCTCTCCAATCAACTTCGCTACCCCAGTTGTACCATGCTTGACTTGACATTGTAGGATTGACTGGTATTTGTGCAGTATACAAAGCCCAACTTACAAAAGCCGCACACCATGCGTATGTCATAGCACTACTATCTTGTGTGTACGCATTTCCACAAACTTTGTAACATTCTAATATCCTAGGATTGCCTGGATTTCCTCTTTCTTTCCAGTCTTGAGTGAGAACATTTTTTAAAAGTGCATCTAATCTTTCATAACCTGGTCCAGATGGTAATGGTCCTGGAGTAATATTAGGATCAAGCGGAGGTAAATTTGTACTGTTGCTTCCTGTGTAAGCTCTACTACCAGGACCTGTGCTAGGATAATCTCCTTCTAAATCAAGGTAATCATATCTGTTTGCTTCTAGTAAATCGTTCCAGGCGGCATTATCCTGTATTTGTGCAGGATTTACTACCGGGCTAAAAGGAATATACACTTGACACATTTTAACTTACTCCACTATTCAAATTTGGATCTATACTTGCTACTAATATTGGACTTCTTACCCAATCAGGATCATATCTACCATTAGACAAAAACTTAGCTTGATAGTAACCTTGATCTTTTGGATAGCCAAGATTAAATCCGCCTTCTGTACCAGCAATGGCCATTCTAAAGTTTCCTAAAACACCTCTACCAAAATCTCTATATCTTTCTTTAAGGTATGCGGCAGTAACAGCAACACTCTTTGCTACATCTGTAAGCATCAACGTAGGATCATCTACAATTTCTACACCGAATGGATTATAATCTGACACTAACTCTTCTTTTGTAAGTCCAGCAAGTTTACCATAACGTTCGTGATTGCCTTTACCTGTTAGCTGTATTAGTCCTCTTCCGATAAATTTAGCACCATCACCTGCTGTTGTATTGCCCATGTTACGTCCAAGTCTATGTTGATTACCGTAAACATATTCAAAAAATTGTGCTTTATCAGCTTTAAGTTCTGTTAGTGCAGAATCACTAAGTTGTCGTGTACTGCTAAAAATACTACGTATTCTATCGTTGCTTGTTCCGCCATATCCGCCTTCAGTTTTCAATTCTAATCCGGATTCAGTTTCAGCACAAGCAATAGCAGAGTAAACTTGTTCTTCTGTAAATCCTTCTGCATAAAGAGCTTGTGCAAATACACGAGATAACTCTTGTTTACTTACTTTTACAGGTTCTGGATCAGGTGGAATATTTGCCGCTCCTACAGGATCAAATCTTGCACTTCCTTCCGGTGCTGTTCCTGAGGTATTGTAACTATTTGGTTGAGATCCTGAAAGTACAACTGTTCCTCCAGGTCCTCTAGCAAATGTATCTGGAGTGCTAGGAGGATAAGTTTCAGGTTGTGAGTTTCCTGCACGTATATTATCTGAACTATATTTTACTGGATCTAAATGTTCATGTTCAAACCAAGGTTCTTGTGAAGGACGTCTACTTGTTTCTCTTGCTAATTCAGGAGGAGTAGGATCTACAATATTTGGAGCAGGTGGAATAACTGCTTCTGCAGGTGCTTGCGGCGCTGGAGGAGTTGATCCTTGAATATCAATATCGTTTCCGTCAGCATATATTACCATGTTTGCACCAGCATGTAAATTTTGTGTAGCATCAGATCGTAGTGTCATAGTGCCTACACTCTTAACATGAAAAATATTCCCTGCTTCTATTTTCGTTGCTAATGCACTTTTTTGCGAAATCTCGGCTTCTGCTAATACTTTAATATTTCCTAATGCTTTTAAATTGTAATCTCCATCAGTAGTAATGTTTACATATCCACAACCTTCTATACCTACACCTGTTGCACTACCAAGAGCTAAATTTTCTCCAGATATAACACTTTGTTTTGCACCTGCAACAATACTACCTTCGTTAGTCGCATATAGTATCATATTAGTGTTGGTTTGCATACTTATATCAGCACTTGCATTTACACTAAACTGTGTACCGCTTACCATATTGGTGCTGTTAATAGTGCTTGTTTTAATTTTATCTGCTACAAGATTAAATGTTTGACCAGCTGTAATGTTAACATCTTTATCTGCCGTAAAATTAATATCTTCTTGAGATCTTACACTAATACTATCTCTACTGTAAATATCAATTTTTCCGTTACTTGTAAGTTCAATCCACGCTGTTCCTCTACTGTTACTAATGTAAATTAAATCTTCAGTATTGTGCAACACAATTTGGTGTCCTGTACGTGTTCTTAATCGGACATGCTCATTGTGAGGAAGTGTAGGATCGCCGCCATCTTCTCTAGCCTCTAAATTTATATATTGCATAGGTGTTTCCCAAGGTTTACCTATACGTAAAAATTTATCATCACCGTCGTCCATTACAAAACTAGAACCGCCTAATCTACTTTTGAACATGCTTACTTTAGTACCTTCGTGTCCAATTTCAGCTTTTGGAGCACCTTCTCTTTTATCTAAAGGTCCTGGTGTACTCCATCCAAATACTGCACTCGGAATATCTCTTCTAGCACTTGATGTTGTGATTCCCCTTACTTCGTCTTCAATTAAACCACTTTGTATAAGACTTTTTGCCAAATCTAAATGAACAGATTTTTGCACTGTTGTAGGATCTGATGGAGTTTGATGAATAAATTTATTAAATTCTGCGGCTGGTGCTTTTTTCGGAAAGTCTCGCAAATTTGCTGTTGAAGAATTTCCGGGTACCATAAAATTCATAAATTCGTCTTGGATACATCCTATCCAATAACACTTGCTTGTATTTCCTTCTGCAAAAATTACAAGAACTCTTGTACCAACATCAGGTGGCACTGCCCAAAATCCTGAACTTTGTTGTGTGTGTCTATAACCTTCATTTCTTGATGATTGAGAAACTGGTGTTACATTGTAAAAGGGACTCAAATAACTTGCTTCAAATATTTGTCCTGATCTTTCTGGTTGGTTACCCGAAGCAGACTGTTTTAGCAATTCAACCTGTAGTGTACCCATGTATTTTGTATCAAGATTGTTAATTACAATAGCTTCAAACGGACCTGGACTTAGAGGTTGTGTAGGCCTTACTGATCTTCCTTGTGTTCTACTCATTCCTGCCATTAAAATCCACCTTCCCATCTACCAGTTCTTTTATTGTAGCGAACATTTCCACCAAGATCTGCTCTTGGTAAATTTACTGCCGGAGCATCAATATTTCCTTCATTAAGACGCTGAAGTTGTGAAGCCGCTTCACTAGCCGATTGTTCTATAGCTGTTGGAATTTGTACTGGAATATTTTGATTAGCAATATTAATTGCTTGTTCTGTACTTACAGGACCATTAGGTAGACCTCCTCTTAGCAAAGGACTTACTCCTAATGTATCTCTATTTAATAATTGTTCTGAACTCATAATACTATCTGTGTATGCACTTGGATTGATTGTAGTAACAGCATCGTTAAGACTAGAAAGATTTTGTCCTAAACTATTTTGTAAGTTACTTCCAACACTTGATCCAATGTTTCCTAAAACATCGCCTCCATTTAAATTTAGCTGTGTAAGACCTAGTAAGTCTTGAGAAGCGGCTGTAAGTGCATTGAAGTCTGTACCTATCTGTGCTAGATCTTTTATGTTTATACCATTTTGGAATGTTTCAAATGCACTTGCAACTTGACTAAATGCCGCAAACGCATCACTGCCTATTATATCTCTTGTTTTTGTAATGACACTTCTAAGGTTATTAAATCCTGGTAAAATGTTTTCTGCTTCTACCATCCAGTCTAATCTATTAGCTGTATCACCTACTCTAGAATTTGTAGCTGTCAATCGTTTTGCAAATTCTGCTGTAATCTCATTTACACTTTCTGCTGGATTAGTAATAGGAACTAGAGCTCCTACATTTTGGCTTGGTCCAGATTCTTCTTGATTACGCATTCTAATCATTTGCAATTCTTGTGTAAATACACCTTCTTCAAATTTATGCTGTATTTGAATCACTCTATATAAACCACTAAACGTATCAACAATTATTAAATCTTCTGGAAAGATCATTTTGCCCGAAGTTGGATCTGTATCTACAGGTGTCCTAAATAATACATTACAATAAACTTCACTTCTTCCTGTATTCACTTGCCCGTCAGCTGTCATTGCTGTGTAAGCAGTATCTCTAGCATGATAGTTACCTACACCGTTATCAGATAACCAAAAAGGATCACCTACAATACGCATGTCTACCCTAATCATGTCTACATTAGAAAAAATTAATCTATCGTTAAAAGCTCTAGCAACTTGTATTTGAGGATCTGCAATTCCGCTACTGTGATCATTTCCTGAAGCGTTATTAACAGTTTCAACAGCTGATGCTTGTCCTTCTATAGGTGTGGTAGTGCCTGCTCCGTCACCTCCTGATCTAAAGCCAGGATGAGGGTGTCTTGCGGCTTGCCCTTCTGCCGCACCTACTCTATCTGCGGCTGAGCCTGATCCTCTGTCAGCTGTAAAAGGTGCCAAAAATGCGTAATTGTATTCTATATTAAAATCAAGGACTGATTTATTTTTTCCTGTATAAACATAGTTGTATTCTTTTGCGGCTTGTACTTTTCTTTCTGCTACTCCTTGTGTAGGTTCACTTACTGCCGCAAAATGTTCGTGACCGTATTTTTTTGGAACAACACGATAAACATACAAAGACGGATATTGACCACCTCTTTGCAATTCTTCTTCGTCTTTGATGACGTATGTATCTGTCTGTATGTCATACCAATCTACCATGCCATCTTCTGGAAGATCATTTAGTTGGCGTGCAAGAGCCCTTCCGTATTGGCTACTAATTAAAACTTCTTCAATAATTTCTTGTATTCTAGTACCTGCCTTAAATGAAAATACTCTTATATCATCTGAAAGTTGTAAATTTCTACTAGTTCGGTTAAAAATAGGATACCTTTGTGATAAACTTTCTTGGTCTGCTAAACCTTGCGAATTCATTGGTTGAGTTCCTCCTGCAAGAGGATCGTCAATAATCCATTTACTTCCAATTTTATTATTGCTGTAATCACTTGCCGCATATTTCTTAAACATTGTTTCTAACAAACTACTATCAGTAGTTCTATTTGCTAAACCGTTATAAAATTCTGCGAAGGTTCCTGGCACTTCTTCTGAACCGGCATCTGTACCTACTAAACTTTGATAGTATTCTGATAGATATGCATCAGTAGTTGGTCTATTAGTGTCTGCTGGACTGCTTACACCAAATTCGTCATAGCCCGGTTGCGCTGTAGCTGTGCCTGTATCAAATTCTCCTCCAGCACCATATGCATCATAAATGCTTTTTGGTTCAGATTCTCCTGGAAACAATATAACATATTGATCCGGAGCGGCTACTTGATTTTTTTCTTTTAACTCTTTTAATCTTTTGTTGTTTATTTCAGTTAAGCTCTGTGCACCTGTTTGTAACATTTCTCTAATTGTTCTGCCACGTAATGCTACATCTGTTTTTATTTGTGTCACTGAATCGTGTAGTGCCTGCTCATTCCATGCTATAGCTTCTACTTTGTAGGTTGATCCACCTTCGTTTGTTACAAACTGACTATTGATTAATTTTATAGGAAGTAACCTTCTACCATAAGGAACGTCCATTACGTTACCATCAACGTCATAACCTTTAAAATCAATTGTTAACAAAAAAGGCGCTTGTATGTAATGACCAAAACCTGCTGACTTTGCGGCAACTAAAAGTGCTTGATAAAAAAGTCCCATACTGTAAGGTTCGTAAACTTCAAATTCAATTTTTGTTGCATTAGAATTTCTATTCCTAGAACCCATCATAACTATGGACTGTATGTTAAGATTATCCATAAAGAATTCAACACTTGCACCCATTGCTTGTTCTACTCTAGTTCTTGATTCTTTACCTGTGCGTTTAGCACCGCCACCATTTTGTATAATAGACCATTTGGGTTTTGTAGTTCTATAAAGTTCTGGTTTGTTTATTTCATCTTGAGTAAGTATATGCAAACCAAGAATAGCGTTCATACTTGAATAATCTTCTAATTCATTTGGCCAAGGTGGAGGAGTTACTCCAGGTACCAGTTCTCCAGCACGTACCGAATGTCCAATGGGTCCTGGTTTTGGAGATAAATTACTTTTAAACTGTGTTGGATTTTGTGTAGCAAAAGGAGACTTATTTGTAACTAACCCTAATGCTCCTTGTGCTTCGCCTTGTAAACCTTCTAACTGAGTTTTTACATTTTGTGTAGCACTAAAAAGTTTATTACGAAAATTATTTTCAAACTCTGGTACAAAGTTTGCTAAATCGTTAAGTTTTTTGTTTACTCCATTTAGGATGTTTCGGAATGCCATTTTAAATTCCTAACATTGTTTTCAAAGCCGGCCCTTTTGGCAAATATATTTTTGTTCCTGCTTCTATATCAAAAACAGGATCTTTAATTGTATCCATATTTCTTTGTGCAAATACCCACCATAATTTTGTAGTGCCATATAAATCATAAGCTAATAAATCTGGACGGTGTGTGTATTGAGTTTCTATTTCATAAAGTACATCATCTGCTTCAGCAGGCACTGGTCTAATCGAAAAAACTCCTAGATAGTCATTTCCTACTTTAGGTGTATTTTTCCAAGGACTTGAAGCACTATAACTTGCAGGCATTATATCATTCCATTATTACTAATTAATTTTCCACTTACAAAATCTTGTAGTGTAAATTTTTCTATATGTGTTCTACTGTAAATTGGTTGTACAGTAACAGCAATTAAACTTTGTGAAGGTACCCAGGTTCCTGGTTTTGTTTGATTTCCTGGAGTATCTGTTTCTCCCTCAATATCTGTTTTTAGATAATCAACATCTTGCGGCATATCAATATTAAAACCTGTTACTACACATGGTACATTTTTAAACACATATTCACCATAACCATTAAGTTTTGTAATAGGTGGCGGATTTCCTGTGTTAGCTCCATTGTCTCCATAAAACATTTTAGTCAATGTTCTTAAGAATGTAACTGCGGCTACCCAATATTTTGCATCTGTGTTGTTTTCAATAAAAAAGTCACCACTAATTGTAATTGCATCCACAGATGATGTTTGATAATTAAAAAAAGGATAATTAGTATGTACAGGTTGCATTGAGTTGTAGCTTGCAGAGTGTGAAAATATTATCGAAGGAGTAAAAGGAAATATCATTCTGTTACCAGTTCCGTCTGTTCCGAGAGGTTTTAATAATTCACTGTTAAGTTCTTGTAATACTGGAGGTACAGATAAACTTACACGCCAATCGTTGTCGCCAGCATCATCTATAACCAATGCAGTTGTTGTAGTACGTTCTTCAGGCACACCATTAGCAGGTAGATTCCTACTGCGTACAGATCTCATGTATCCAGCGGCTTCGCCAGTAAATTTAGCAACTTTATTTGCTTTTTCTGAAATTGCACCCTGCAAAACACCACGTGCATCTCTAGCTATTTGTACACCAGGCTTGTTAGGATCTGCGTCTTTAAATGTTGGCATAATTATTTTACTCCTAGTAGTATTATTTAGTTGACTTTTTAATGTACGTATATTATAATAAGGCTATAAAACGGAAAGAGGAATATGAGAAAAACAAATTACTTAAACAATAAAGACATATTAGCAGAAATACATAAATCAAAAAATACGTTTAATAGTTATACAGATCCAGAATATGGATATTTTGATATTATTTTACCAGACGTGTCTAAAATAAACATAAGAACTATTGCAGAAGCAAAAAGAAATAAAGCAAAAAAATTAAGCACACAAGCGTTTGAACAAGCAAAAGCTCAGGGTAAAAAAGTAAAACAAGCAGATTGTGCTATAGATTACAAAAAAATTGACAAAAATGAATTAATTTTTAGAATTATGACTTACGAACATATTCCTGAAGAGCCAGGACGTAAGAAAAATCCAAAAACTGTAGCAGATACAAAAGTAAAATTAAATTTTCCGCCTTTCCAGCACTACAAATTCAATGACGACAATGAATTAATAGTAGTTGGAAAAAGCCATTGGCAAGGAGGCATGGAAAATGGCCATTTTTCACTTACGCACGGCCAAGCAACAAATAAACTTGCTATGATGTGGATGAAATTGTGTGATCGTTATGCTACAAGAGGTAATGTAAGAGGATATACTTACAATGATGAAATGCGAGGACAAGCAATACTGCAATTAGCACAGATTGGATTGCAGTTTGACGAATCTAAAAGTAACAACCCGTTTGCTTACTACACAGCGGCAGTCACAAACTCATTTGTACGTGTTATCAACCTTGAAAAACGTAATCAGAACATTAGAGACGACATCCTTGAAATGAATGATATGAACCCAAGTTATACTAGACAGCATCAAGGCGAATGGGAAGCAAGTGTTAGACGCGAAAAAGAAGCGGCAGAGGCAAAATAACCTCTTGACTTTATACAATTTTTAGTGTAAGCTAGTAAAAAATATTAAGAGGATATTAAATGTTTAAGAAAGCGGCTGTCTTTACAGATATCCATTTTGGCCTTAAAGGCAATAGTAAGGTTCACAACGATGATTGTGAAAGATTTATAGACTGGTACATAGAACGTGCAAAAGAGCACGGTTGTGAAACTGGTATATTTTGTGGTGATTGGCACCACAACAGGAATAGTCTTAATCTTACAACTATGGATGCTACTATACGTTGTTTAGAAAAACTTGGACAAGCATTTGAAAATTTTTATATGTTTGTTGGCAATCACGATTTGTACTACAAAGACAAACGTGATGTAAGTTCAACAGAGTTTGCAAGGCATATTCCAGGTATTACAGTAGTAGAAAATTTTACTGAAATTGAAGATGTAGCACTTGTTCCTTGGTTAGTTGGAGATGAGTGGCAAAAAATACAAAAATGTAAAGCCAAATATATGTTTGGTCATTTTGAATTACCTCATTTTTATATGAATGCTATGGTGCAAATGCCAGATCATGGTGATTTGAAGGCAGAACACTTTGTAAATCAAGAGTATGTGTTTAGCGGACATTTTCATAAACGTCAACGACAAGGAAAAATACATTATCTAGGTAATGCATTTCCGCACAACTATGCAGATGCATGGGATGACAAACGCGGAATGATGGTGCTTGATAGAGAAAACAACGAAGAGCCTGTGTACATTGACTGGGAAGATTGTCCAAAATACAGAACAACTACATTAAGCAAACTTCTAGACCCACAATCAGATGTTATCAAAGCTAATATGTATCTGCGTGTTACTATTGACGTTCCAATTAGCTACGAAGAAGCAAGTTTTATTAAAGAAACTTATGTAAACAATTATGGATGTAGAGAAATAACACTAATTCCTGAAAAACAAATGGAAGAAATTAGTACAAACTTAGATATTACTAAGTTTGAAAGTGTTGATCAAATTGTTTCAAAAGAAATTGAAGCTATTGAAAGTGAACAATTTAATAAAAAAATGTTACTAGACATATACAACGAGTTATAAATGCTAAAAATAAAAGATTTAACAGTAAAGAATTTTATGAGTGTGGGTAATCAAACCCAAGCTGTTGATTTTAACAAACAACAACTAACACTCGTGCTTGGTGAAAACTTAGATCAAGGAGGTGATGATTCTGGATCACGTAACGGTACAGGCAAAACTACAATAATCAATGCATTATCGTATGCACTGTATGGCCAAGCATTGACCAACATCAAACGGAACAATCTTATTAATAAGACTAATTCTAAAGGGATGTTGGTCACCCTACATTTTGAGAAAGATGGACAAGACTACAGAATTGAGCGCGGACGCTCTCCCAATGTTTTGAAATTCTTTATCAATAATGAAGAGCAAGAACTAATTGATGAATCTCAAGGTGACAGCCGCAAGACCCAAGAGACTATCAATAGCTTGCTAGGTATGAGTCACGATATGTTTAAACATATCGTGGCTCTTAATACCTATACTGAACCTTTTTTATCATTGCGGCAAAATGATCAACGTGCAATTATTGAACAACTTTTAGGCATTACAATACTAACTGAAAAAGCAGAAATACTTAAAGAACAGATCAAACAAACAAAAGATGCAATTACGGAAGAAACTGCAAAAATTACAGGTATACAAACTGCTAACGAAAGAGTACAAAGTACTATCACTAGTTTACAAGGAACACAACGGGCTTGGCAAGCAAAGAAAAAAGCAGATGAAGAAAAACTTGCACAATCAATTGACGAACTAGAACATTTAGATATAGACAAAGAATTAGATGCACATGAAAAACTAGCCAATTGGACAGAAATGAACAATGCTATTATGGCTCTTAACAAAGAAAAAAGCACACTAGAGAGTGCATTACTACGTGCTAACAAGTCTGTGGAAAAAGCAGAAAAAGACATCGCAAATCTAGAAGATGCTACTTGTTATACATGTGGACAAGCACTACATGATGATAAAAAAGCTGAATTAGAGACACGTAAAACTAAAGAACTAGAAGATGCACTTGCATACCAAACAGAAGTAGCAGACAAACTTGAAGATGTTGTTAAAGGACTAAATGAAATTGGTGATATTAACGGAAGACCTAACACATTTTACGAAAGTGCAAAAGAAGCATATGAGCATAGACAGAATGTTGATAGCTTAAAACAAGCATTAGAAAACAAAACCAACGAAGATGATCCGTATGCAGAGCAAATTAAAGAATTAGAAACAACTGCACTACAAGAAATAGATTGGCAGGCTGTAAACACACTAGATACATTTAAAGAACACCAAGAATTTTTATTAAAATTACTGACAAACAAAGATAGTTTTATACGTAAGAAAATTATTGATCAGAATCTTGCATATTTGAACAATAGACTTACACATTATTTAGATAAACTAGGACTTCCTCATCAAGTTGAATTCCAAAATGATTTAAATGTACAAATTACACAACTTGGACAAGACTTAGACTTTGATAACTTGAGTCGAGGTGAGAGAAATAGACTTATACTTGGTATGAGCTTTTCATTCCGAGATGTATGGGAAAGTTTGTATCAAAATATTAACTTGTTGTTTATTGATGAGCTTATTGATAGTGGTATGGACACAGCTGGTGTAGAAAGTTCATTAGCAGTAATCAAGAAAATGGGTAGAGAATTACAGAAAAATGTATTCCTCATCTCACACAAAGATGAACTTGTAGGTAGAGTAAATCATGTTATGAAAGTTATTAAAGAAAACGGATTTACATCGTATGAAAATGATATAGAGATAGTAGAATGAGTAAAGATGTAGTTGTATCAAACTGTTTAGGTGAAGAAGCAACTCCTATAGATCGCCTCTATGGCGATTTGCACGGAAAATATTTTGTTGTACAAAAAGACTTTACACATTACAAAGGCAAAATTCATAAAAAAGGCACACTAGTAAAAGGACTTGACGGCAATAGGTTTAGAAGCCATTGTTTTGTAACAGATGATAACCGTTGGTTTGACCGTTGTGGTATGCCAATAGCAAAACCTTCTAATTTAGTGAACGATGAGTGATATAACAGACGACATACATGACCAATTGACAAAGGCATACTTAGAATACTTCAAGGCAAATGAAAAGTTTGAAGCACGTAACTCAGTGAGAACGCACAAAGAAGTACGAAGATGGTTAAGAACTATCCGTACTTTAGCTAAAACACGGATGGAAGAGATTCATGTGCATCATAACACAACTCGAAAAACCAAATCAGACGTAGATTCTTAATAGGCCAGGGTAAGTACCACATGCAATGGACTTATCAAGGAAAACAAGTGACAGAAATACCAGAAGGTATTGAAGGATTTGTTTACTTGATAACAAATCTTACAAATAATAAAAAGTATATAGGCAAAAAACTAGCAAAGTTTAAAAAAACCCGTCCTCCATTAAAAGGACGGAAAAATAAACGCAGATCTAAGGTAGAATCAGATTGGAGAGACTATTGGGGATCTTCAGATAAACTAATAGCAGACGTAGAACAACTAGGCCAAGACAAATTTAGCAGGGAAATACTGTATTATTGTAAAAGTAGAGGCGAATTATCATATTTAGAGGCTAAAGAACAGTTTGCCCGTGAAGTATTGTTGAGTGATGAGTATTATAACGGGATTATTAATGTAAGGGTAGGCGGTTCTAAGATTTTAAGAGAAAATTTAAAGGCACACAAGGACACTGTTTGATCTAGATAGCTAGATCCACCTTGAGTAGCAGGAAACTGCATCAGAACTGGTGAGTCCAACAGGCTGTATGCTACGAAAACCCCTTAGCACTAGGAACGAAGCGGGGGATAGCACTTTAATTTATAAAGTGTGATGTCGACGTAGGTTGGGAAAGGTTAGAGCCCAGTAGCATAGTCAAATACCTACTTCCGATCTCGGCTGAGCGAACTCACATGAAGTTTTCGAGATGATGGAACCGCTAGTAGGTTCCGTCTGACTAAACAATCTACATGAAGTTACAACAATATCACTACGTGATATTGCTTTTTAATTAAATAGTTTAGTTTGAGCGCAAGCGAAAACTTATATCTACGAAGTAGATATACTAAATACACTTATAAAACGTTTTAGGATGATAACATGCGTGTAACAGATATTACAGAACAACAAATCAACGAAGCACCAACTAGTAGACTTGGAAATTTCGCCAAAAAAATAGGTGCAAAAGCCGCAGGTGCTGTAGGTATGTCAGGAACAGCTGGACGACTTGGTGGCGGTGCAGAAGTAGGAACAAAAGCAAACGAATTATACAAATCACTTGCAAGATGGCAAGGTATTAACGGCAAAAATGATAAAAACATGACAGCGGCTGATGTTAAAGCATGGGCGGCTCAGGACAAAGTTAATGTAAGCGCAGTTCAAATGCCAAATGGTGTACTTCCTAAAAATAAATTAATGGATATTATGAAAAAAGTTGCGGCTAGTGAATTAACTGGCGGTAACGTAGGTGCAGAACCGGCATCTAAAGCGCAGGCCACACCGCAGAGCGGTGGTGGAGGAGCTATTAGCAAAGCAATTGACGCCCTACAAAAAACAACAGGTAAGGCTGGTGTAAACAATACTCCGGGTAATGCAGTTCCTGCATCTGATGAAGCAGGTTCAAAAGCAAATCAACAACCTGCAAACGTTAAAGATTTAAAAAACAAAGAAGGTATTCCACCTAACATTCAAACTATGTTAGATAAACTTACTCCTACAGAGAAAAAAGCACTTGCAGGAGCAATATAATGCAACTAGGCGAAGTAACAAACTATAATTTACGTTCACAAACGATATTAAATGAAAGTTGGCAAGATCTAACAGAAAGCCAACGCTTGTATATAGGCCGTTGGGAAAAAGAATTATGGCCTTTGTTAGAAGAATACACAAAACAAATTAATGAAGCAACACTAACTGTTGATCAAATTGAAGCAATCTTCAAAGGTGCTGAATCGCAAGCAATGGCTGGCGGTGACAATAAGAATATCCTTGGCAAAGCAGGATCGGCCGCAGGGGCAGTAGCTAAACTTCCAATTGACATTGCAAAAAAAGTAGATGCAAAAATAAATGAACTAGGCAAAGCCGCAAAAAATGCTGGTCCAGTAAAAAACATGGACAAAAAATTTAATGATCTCAAAGCAGACATTATGGCAAACAAGCCAGACAGTAAAGTTGTACAAGGTATTGTTAAAGTAAGTGACTGGGCAAAAGCAAATCCAGGCAAGGCAAGTATTGCAGTTGGTATTCTAACAGCTATTGCGGCATTCGCAGGTGGACCAATGGGCGGTGCGGCCGCTGGTTTAATACTACGTTCAACAAATGAATTATTAAAAGGTGAAGATTTATCTTCGGCAATAGGAAAGTCTGTTAAAACTGCCGCTTACGGTGCTCTTGCTGGCTGGGCACTTCAAGGTATTGGTGACTGGTTAGAAGGATTGCGATTTGATGCAGTACCTTATGAAAAAGCACCTGGACTAACAACTATGGAAGTTGGATTTCAAAAAACTTTAGAAGTTCCGGGATTTAAAGCAGTTGATACACTAGGTAGTATTATAGTTCCAGAAGACCGTGTTGGAGAATTTACTCAATTACTTGACGCAATGAAAGATGCAACAGCCGCAACAGGTAGCACAACTGATCCTGCGGCACTAGATGCATTTAGTCAACTTAAAAACTTTGTAGATGGCTTTGATAAAGGAGAATTTATCAAAGATATGAATCTTGCAAACGAAGTAGCACAAGAAATTGCCGCACAAAATGATGCATTCTTACAAAACTTAACTGCCGCTAATAGTGCTATTGCCGCAGTTGCACAAGGTAGTATACAAGGTGCAGGAGAAAAAGGTGCATTTAAAATTGGCGGTGACGAAGTTAAGCCTGGAGATGTTGTAACAAGTGCGGCAGGTAATAAAAAGGTTGCAGGTGTAGATAGTAAAGCAACAACAACTGATCCTAGCAATTTAGCTGGCAGAGCTAAAATTATGAAAGCGGCAGACGAATCAGTTGATATGGAAACAGAATTTGAACGTTTCTTAGCAGAAGCTGGAGTAATGGACAAAATTAAATCTGGTGTCAAATCAGCCGCTGGCGCAGTAGCAGGCGGTGCAAAAGCTGTTGGTAAAGAATTAGGTAACAAAGTTACATACAACAAACTTATGAAACAGTGGAAAGGAGCAGGGGAACCTGCCGACACTGCAAGTATTATGAATATATTACAAGATGCTGGACTAACTAACGACCAAATTGCAAACATAGGACAGGAAGCCAAAGTAGATCTTGGTAAGCCTAGTGAGCAACCTAAAGCAAGTGAACCGGCAACAGCAAGTGAACCAGCACCAAGTGGTGAACAACCATCAAACACAGCAACCCAACCAACAGGAGATACTAAAGTGGAACCATCAGAAATCCAAAAAGGTGATACAAGAGAAGTAAACGGAAAAACTTACAAATGGATGGGAGCTCTTTGGGTAGACACAGCAACAAACAAACCTATTGGAATTTTGCCTTCAATGAAAGCAGGACTTCCTAATCCAAAATTAGATCCTATTATACAAGCCGCTAAAAACGATCCAGAACTAGCAAAATTAATAAAAGCACAAGTGACTTCAAAAGGTGTAGAAGCAGGCTCAGCAGGCGCACAACAAGCCGCACAAGCTGGTGTACAAGGTACTGAAAAACTTGATGCAAAAGGTGTAAGTACTTAAAAGAAAGGCTGTCCGGTCTTTTTTGTTGTTTCTAAATTTTCTTTAATTAATTCAGCTATTATTTTTCTATCTTCAGGTTCCATCATAAATGCTTCTTCTAGTGTGATGCTTCCTCGCATGTGCCACATCATACGCATAATATCAGATTTTAGCTGTTTGCTTTGCCCTTCAAGATTTTTTACTTCTTGTAGGATCTGTTCAACGGGCCACTGAACGATCCTTACGCGAAAAAAGTTGATTGATCAAATGTAATTGGAATTTGAAAAGTTTCCGGAACTCCTTGTTCAATTTGTTCTTCTGTTGCTCTAACATCCATAGGAGGTACTTGAAATTTTTCTTTTTCAGTTTTAATATGTTCTTGTAAAGCATTAAAAAATTTCTTTTCACTATTTTCTAAAAATTCTGTAATAAAGGCTCTTTCAGTTACTTCTGTTGTATCTTCAGCTGATAGTAAAGTAATTTTTTCTACACTATTTGCAACCATTTGCAGTGTTAGGTCTCTTATTTTATTAAAACTTTCTGTAAATTTTTGAAGTTTTATATCTTCTTGCATATCATCTGTGTTTACAAGTGCAAGTATTCTTTGTTCTTCAAAAGTTTGCATGTTAATTTTACTAAAATCCATATAGGTCAACGGTTTTGTTGTAACTTCCATATTTTCAAAAGTAAATGTTGGATTGAACACAGCATTTGTGTATCTATCTAGTACTTGTCGGAGGTCGATAGAGTAATCAACAGTTTCTTTTAAGCCTGGAGGAGTAGCAGTAATTTCCATTGTTTCACCATAGGTTGCAATTCTAATAGCAACAAGACTTGCATCAATATCTAGTGCTGGCATTTTCCAAGGATCTTTAATATTAGGAATACAACTTTTTATCATGTCTACAGTTGCTTGTCCATTTAAAAGAGCATCAGGTGTTTTAAGAGCTAGTTCGTCTTTTGCTGTCATAGCATAAACTGGAAGCTCTCCGTTTTCTGGCATTTCTAAACTACCTTCTGGATAGTATTTTCCTTTGCTAGGCAGTGTTAGATAAATTTTAGGTTGTCTAAAATGTTTTCTAAGTGGATTGTCTCCACTTGGTTTTATTTCTTGCATAAGTGGGTTATGTCCACTAGGCTTTATTTCTGGCATATTTTCCTCCGCATAAATACATTATAATCGTATATATGAATTATATTTATATACGCACATAATGGGATTCTGTTGTTTATGACTGTAAAAGGTACTATAGGTCAAGAAGATGTAATTTTAGAAGACGCGGCCACGGAAGCCACGCTCAAATCCATACTTGCCGCTATACAAGGCGGTGGCATGGGCGGTGGTGGAGGTGCAGGAGGCGGCCCTAAGCAAGCCCAGCAAAAGCTACTGGATCTGGCCAAGCAAACTGGTAAAACTAGTAAAACCGTAAAAGATTTTGAAGAAGATGTAGAAAATGCAGGTAATGCTCTTACTAGAGGATTCGGACATATTGGTCAAGGACTATCAAACATTGCTATGGAGTTTATGTCAGGCACTGACAGACTCAGCGAATTTAGCCAACACATAACAGGAGTAATATCTAACATTCCTATTATAGGAGGAATGCTTGGAGGTGGTCTACAATTACTTACAAGTGTAGTCGATCAACAAATTGATGTATTTAGAGACATGTCAAAAGTAGGTGCAGGTTTTGGTAATGACCTAATGGCAACTAGACTAGCGGCCGCTAATGCTGGACTACAATTAGATACGTTCACAGGTATAATTACACAAAATTTAGATAACTTAAATTTCTTTGCAGGCTCTGCTTCTGAAGCATCAAGACGTTTTGCTAACATAAGTGGACAAGTACAAAAAAATCAAATGCAATTCTCAAGATTAGGAATGACTATGGAAGAAGTTGGCCAATATACTGCTGACTACATAGCATTGCAAGCTAGATCCGGTAGGGCACAAAGGATGACTGATGCTCAATTAGCCGCAGGAACTCAAGGATATATCAAGAATTTAGATCAATTAGCTAGAATGACCGGTAAACAGCGTGACGAGATTGCGGCTGAACTAAAATCACAAGCAGAAGATGATAGAATTAATTTGTTGTTTGCTAGCCTTGATGCTGGGGCACAACAAAACATACAAAATGTTCTGTCAATGGTTGGTGATGCATCTCCAGAAATGAAAAATGCACTTACAGAAATGATAGCTACAGGCGGTGCTCCTCTAACAATGTATGGAGCAGAACTTGTAAATGCAAATTCAAATTTAGCGGCCGCGGCCCAAAATTTAAAAAATAATGCACCTGGTGCAATGGAAGAATTTTTGAAAGAAATGGACATTGCTGTAAGGAATTCACAAAATGCTGGACAAGCACATTTAGATACACTAGCCGTATCTAGAGCACTAGGTAACGAATATGGTGCGGCAACATCAGACATGGTTAGTATGAATGATAATATGCTTGATAGGTATTTGGAATCGCAACGTGAGTTAAATGCACAAACAGAAGATACAAAATTAGACATGACTAATTTTGAAAGTGCAATTACAAAAATTAAAAATACTATACAAACTGCATTGATAGACAGCGGTATCTTCACACTTATTAATACAGAAATGAGTAAATTTACAGCTTGGTTAAGTGGTCCTGAGGCACTAACAGCAGTGCAAGGAGCAATACAGCCTTTTGTAGATTTTTTCAAAGGTTTTATTGCAGACTTTAATGATCCTACAAAAGAACCTATGGCGGTTATCAAAGAATATCTAAACAAAGGATTAAGCAAACTAGGTGAACTAATTAAACCATTAATTGCAAGTGCATTCAGTGGACTAGGCAGTATGATTATGGGAGCTATCTTTGGCGGTGGCAGTAGTGATGAAACATCAGTACCTGGTGGACCTCCAGGGTCTGGAGATGAATCTTCGGGCGCAGGATCGGGAGGCATATTTGTAGGACTAGACGGTGCCTTAGAAAAATTAGCTACAATGGTAGCAGTAGGTGGAACAGTTTATCTTGCTATCAAAGGTTTCCAAATGTTACTAGGTGGATTTAGCGCACCAAATGTTATACTTGGTGCAGGTGTACTAGCAGGATTATTAATCGGTACAGGCGCGGCAATAGCCCTTGCAGGCCAAGGCATAAGTTCTGCAGGTGATGGCATAGAAAAAATGGCCACAGGTGTTGAACGTATGGCCGCAGTTAAAGATACAGCAAATCTAAAAGACGTTGCAGTAGCACTTGGTGATCTAGGTAAGGCAATGATAGCTCTTACTGCTGGTGGAGTGCTTGACAGCATAATGAGTTTCTTTGGTGCCGATTCACCTTTTGAAAAACTAGTAAAAGGTATTAATGAGTTTTCACAAATTGATGCAACAGCAGTATCAAACCTAACTGCGTCTAGCAGTGGACTTGCAAATCTTAAAGCCTTTACTGAAGATTTAGATGCAGACGGTGTACGTAACTATGCAAGAGCTCTTAGAGAGTTAACAACAGCTATGAAACAACTGAACACAGTACTAGCTGACCAAAATACAGGTAGAAAAGAGAGCGGATATGCAGTAGCAGACATGCTCAAATCTGGAGCATTAGGCGGCGGTGGCGGCATAAGTAATAGTGGAATGAGTCAATTAATTGATTTAATGCGTGAAAATAATAGAATAACAGACCAAATACGAAGGCTAACGGGCGATACTTTGTAGTATAGGAATAGAAAATGAGTTGGAAAAAATATTTTACACCAGTGCCAACAGCTGATAACTTAGGGGGAAGTTTCAGTCCTTTAGGTGGCGGTAAAAGAGGCGGTGGTGCTACAGCAGGACCAGCAAGGTCAAATTATAACAGTTATCTACCAGATGTATATGTAGGTAGTCCAAATCGTGTAGAGCGTTATGGACAATACAATACAATGGATTTAGATTCAGAAGTAAATGCCGCACTAGACATTTTAGCAGAATTTTGCTCCCAAAAAAATACACAAAACAAAACTCCATTCCTATTAGATTTTAAAAAGAAAGCAACTAATTCAGAAACTACTATTCTACAACAGTATCTTTTACAATGGTGTAAAGTACAAAATTTTGAAACACGTATGTTTAGAATTATGCGTAATGCATTTAAATATGGCGATCAATTTTTTATTAGAGATCCAGAAACAAAAAAATTATTTCATGTAGATCCAGCAAACGTTGTTAGGATTATTGTAAATGAAAGTGAAGGAAAAACACCTGAACAATATGTAATTAAAAATTTTAATTTAAACTTTGCTGACATGGTAGCAACAACTCCTCATCAAACTAACGGAAATGTTACTGGTGGAGGAGATGGTTACTTAACAGGCGGTGTCAGAGGAATGGTAGGACAAGCACCTACGCAAGCTGGTAGCAGATTTCAACAAGGTGAAAATGAAATAACTATAGATGCAAAACATGTAGTTCATTTAAGTTTGTCAGAAGGCTTAGACAACAATTTTCCATTTGGTAATTCACTATTAGAAACAATTTTTAAAGTATACAAACAAAAAGAATTATTAGAAGATGCGATTATTATCTATCGTGTCCAACGTGCACCAGAGCGCAGAGTATTCTACGTTGATGTGGGCAACATGCCTTCACACCTTGCTATGCAGTTTGTGGAGCGTGTTAAAACGGAAATA